TGCTGGCCCGCGAGCGCGACAGCGTCGAGCAGTCGGCGATGCGCTCGTCGAGCAACATCGTGCAACTGGTCTACGAAGGCCTGACCACCGCCGGCCCGCGCAACAGCTACATCCTCCATGCCCGCAACGCTTCGGGGCGGGTTGCCGACGCGACCGCCGAAAGCCCGTCGCCGGCGGTGGTGGACGTTACTGTGCTTAGCCTGGACAACGACGGTGTGGCCAGCCCCGAGCTGCTGGCGCAGGTAAACGCCTACCTCAACGACGACGATATTCGCCCGGTCGCCGACCGGGTCAATGTGCGCAGCGCCGAGGTGCTGCCGTACCGCGTCGAGGCAGTGCTGCACATGGCCGACAACGGCCCGGAGTTCGAGGCGATCCTCAGCGAATGCCGGCGCCGTCTCCAGGCCTGGGTCAATCCGCGTCGACGCCTTGGCGTCGAGGTCGCCCGCTCCGGGATCGATGCGCAGTTGCACATTGATGGCGTAAGCCGTGTCGAGCTGGTCGGTTGGAGCGACATTCGCCCGAGCAAGGCCCAGGCCGCCTGGTGCACCGGCATCGTACTGCGGCGGGGAGGTTGATATGCAGAGTCTTCTGCCGCTCAACCGCACGCCGCTGGAGCGGGCCATCGAGGTGGCGGCCGACGAGGACCTCAAGGTCACGTTGCGCACCCTCTACAACCCCGACACCTGCCCGGCGCACCTGCTCTACCAGCTGGCCTGGGCCTGGTCGGTGGACCGCTGGGACGACAGCTGGAGCGAGGCGATCAAGCGCTCGGTGATCCGCTCGGCGTTCTTCGTCCATGCCCACAAGGGCACCCTCGGCGCTCTCCGGCGGGTGGTCGAGCCATTCGGCTACCTCATCGAGGTGCAGGAATGGTGGCAGACCCAGCCTGCCGGCGTACCGGGCACGTTTGCCCTGAAGGTCGGGGTGACCGACACCGGCATCAGCGAGGAAACCTACAACGAACTGTCGTCGCTGATCGACGACGCCCGGCCGGTCAGCCGCCACATGACCGGTCTGGCGATCAGTCTCGAAAGCCGTGGCGGTCTCTATTTCGGCTGCGCGCTGCAGGACGGCGACGAACTCGACGTCTACCCGCCGGCACCTCCTGACCTGATCGTCAGTGGCGCCATTGGTCGCGGCGGCCGGGAACACACAATCGATACCTTGGACATTGCACATGGTTGACCAGAATTCCCAGTTCTACGCCATCCTCACCAACGTGGGCGCGGCGAAACAGGCCAACGCGGATGCCTTGGGCATCCCGTGGAAAATCACCCAGATGGGCGTGGGCGATGCCAACGGCACCGACCCCACCCCTAACGCCACCCAGACCAGCCTGATCAACGAATGGCGCCGGGCGCCGCTGAACCAGCTGAAGGTGGACGACAAGAACAGCGCGATCATCGTCGCCGAGCAGGTCATCCCGGCGGATGTCGGCGGCAAGTGGATCCGCGAGATCGCGCTGTACGACGCCGATGGCGACATGGTCGCCGTGGCCAACTGTGCGCCGACCTACAAACCGTTGCTCAGCCAGGGCTCGGGGCGCACCCAGGTGGTGCGCATGAACCTGATCGTCAGCAGTGCCAGTAATGTGCAGTTGAAGATCGATCCGGCGGTGGTGCTGGCCACTCGCGAGTGGGTCACCGAGGAACTGGCGCGGCAGGATTTCAAGCATTCGGTGCAGGTGGCGACCACTGCCGCCATTACCTTGAGTGGACTGCAAACCATCGATGGGGTTGCATTGCAGGCGGGCACCCGGGTGTTGGTCAAGGATCAGGCGGCGGCCAAGGACAATGGTCTCTACCTAGTGGCCGCAGGCGCATGGACTCGCTGCAGTGATGCCGACAGCGATGCCAAGGTCACGCCTGGCCTGCTGGTGCTGGTCGAGAAGGGCGCGGCCAACGCTGATAGTGCCTGGCAGTTGGTCAGCGATGGACCGATCAACCTGGGTGTCAGTGCCCAGGATTATGAAATGGCTTTTGGCCGTAGCGGAGTGACGGCTGGAACCTACCGTAGTGTCACGGTAGACAAGTATGGGCGAGTGAATGCCGCGTCCAACCCGACCACGGCAGCTGGATACGGATTGACGGATGTCTATACCAAGGGCCAGGTGGACACTGCACTGGCGCTCAAAGCGCCGCTTGCGAGCCCTGCATTGTCCGGCGTCCCGACTGCCCCTACCCCTACCAAGGGCACCAACACTACTCAGGTGGCCACTACCGCCTTTGTCTTGGGTGAGATACTGGGGCTGGTCGACTCCGCACCGGGCGCCCTCGACACGCTGAAGGAACTGGCAGCCGCGCTGGGCAACGATCCGAATTTCTCCGCCACGGTGCTCAAGGAGCTGGCGAAGAAAGCACCGCTGGAAAGCCCGGTATTTACTGGTACGCCCAAGGCGCCGTCGCCTGGCCCACTGGATGCCAGCCAGAACCTGGCGACCACGGACTTTGTGTATTCTGCGTTGCACGGCTCAGTTTCGGTGGACGTGGCTGGTGCAGGCGATTTCATCTTGGCCGACGATCAGGCGAGCAAAGGGATCATCTATTTGGTGGGCGCTTTGACCGGAGACCGTACGATCATCCTGCCAAGAGTAATGAGGCGTTATACGCTCCGCAATGCCACCTCTGGCGCGTTCAAACTCATGGTGAAAATGAGTGTAGGGGAGGGTGTTGAGATTACGCAGGGCAGGGTCTCGAATGTTTTCACCGGCAGTTCGAATACCTTTCTCGACCAGACCGATTTTATCAGTCCGGCGCTAACCGGTACGCCGATCGCTCCCAATGCAAACGTTGGCACTAGCACAGCCCAAATCGCTACAACAAAGCACGTTCGAGATACGTTGAACGCCTATGGGCTGGGGGCGACAAACACCGGTGCTGTTGGTAATTCTGGCCAACTGCCGACCTTGGCGTCGGGGCATTACTATTACCCCGCCGATTTCTCGCCTTATGGGGCCTATGCATTCGTGCAGCGTACTACCTATGCGGGTAATCGCGGTTTCGAGCTGGCAAACATTCCATACACCGATCGCTTTTGGGGCCGTGGCAGCAATGGCGACGGCACTTGGCGGCTTCCTGTCGAGCTGGCCCCGCTGGTTGGGCCTGCATTCGGTGGTACGCCGACAGCCCCGACGGCCCCGAAAGGTACAAACACAGCTCAGCTTGCCACCACGGGGTTTGTTCAGGTCGAGCTGGCCAACCGTCTGGTAGCTGGTGGTGGTGCCGTTACTCGGCAACAGCCGGTCCTGGCCTCGCCATTCCCCGGTGCATCTTATGATTCGAGCGCCCTTGTGCTCCGGGAAGCAAATGAGGCCGGCGGGGCCGATGATCGAGAGATTTTCGCGCCTGGACTCGGCTTTCATTGGTTTGGGCGAGTCGCTGGGAAACTCATCATGGACTCGGTGGGCAGACTGAAGTGGAACGGCAATCCGTTGCTGTTTGGAGCAGTTGCGAGTCAAGTTGAGGTAGACACCGGCAGCACTGATGTCAACGTCGTCACGCCTGCGAAGATGCGGCTCGGCTTCACCTTCATCAAGGCTGGTAGCGGTGGCAGTAATGCGATCAAGTTTCCTACCTGGTTAGGTGGGTTCATGGTTCAGTGGGGCGTCCACACAGCCAGTAGCGCAGACGCGGAAACGACGGTCACTTTCCCACTTGAATTCAGTGTTGTTCCGGGCCTAGCCAGTATCCTCACTCACGATGGGGCGTTGGCTCAATCAACGATCGTTTCGCAAAGCCGATTGCTTACGACGACAGGCTTCCAGTCCCGGCGCGAGGATATCGTCAGCACGACGTCGCTGGTTGCACAGGTCCGCTGGATTGCGGTTGGTTTCTAAGGGAGGGAATCATGGAAATGTGGGCAAAATGGGTTGAGTACGACAGGCGGTTTAGCTTTTCACTGGATGACAACGGAGGGGCGTCAATCAGTGCTGAGCGTCATGGGGAACTGTTACGTGCAGAGGCCACCGGTCAGGTGCTGGTCCCAGGCGAAGGCGGCGTCCCGACAATCGTTGACCCTGTGCTGACGGAGGATGCTGTACGGGAAATTGGACGGCGTTGGCGCACTGCTGAGCTGAACTGCCATGAGTGGGTAGTCACGCGCCACCGCGATGAGATGGAACTGGGGCTGACACCGACGCTATCTGATGAGCAGTACACTGCGCTGCTGGTCTATCGCCAAGCGCTGCGTGACTGGCCGGCGGCCGATGCGTTCCCTGTCGTGACTGATCGTCCCGCAGCGCCGCCGTGGCTCGTTGAACTGACTGAATAACGCCCCGCATTGTCGGGGCTTTTCTTTGTGTGCGTTTCGGTACTCGCCGACGACACCTATTCAGGCCTCGCGATGCGAGGCCTTTTCATATCTGGAGATTTTATGAGTGGATTCTTCCACGGCGTCACCGTGACCAACGTCGACACCGGCGCCCGCAGCATCGCGCTGCCGTCGTCCTCGATCATCGGCCTAGTCGACACCTTCACCGAAGGCCCGGGCGTCACCGCCAAGGCCAATGACCTGATCCTGATCACCAGCGAGCGCGAAGCGGTCGCGGCGTTCGGCCAGGACGCGGCGATCACCAAGGCCTGCCGCGCCATCTACAGCCGCGCCAAGGCGGTCATCGTCGCTTGCGGCGTGGCCAAGCTCGAAGACGCCGCCGAGCAGACCTCGGCGATCATCGGCAACGTGCTGGCCGACGGCAAGCGCACCGGCCTGCAGGCGCTGCTCGACGGCAAGAGCCGCTTCAACGCCCAGCCGCGCCTGCTGGTCACCCCCAAGCACAGCGCCACCCAGGCCGTCGGCACCGCCCTGGTGGCCCTGGCCGACAAGCTGCGCGCCGTCGCCATCATCGACGGCCCCAACACCACCGATGAAGCGGCCATCGCCTACGCCAAGAACTTCGGCGCCAAGCGCGCCTTCCTGGTCGATCCGGGCGTGCGCTACTGGGACAACGCCGAAGAGGCCACCGTCGACGCGCCGGGGTCGGCCTGGGTCGCCGGCCTGTTCGCCTTCACCGACCGCGAGTACGGCTTCTGGGCTTCGCCTTCGAACAAGGAGTTCGTCGGCATCACCGGCACCACCCGCGCCGTGGAGTTCCTCGATGGCGACGACACCTGCCGCGCCAACCTGCTGAACAACGCCAACATCGCCACCATCATCCGCGACGACGGCTTCCGCCTGTGGGGCAACCGCACCCTGTCGAGCGACCCGAAATGGGCCTTCGTCACCCGCGTGCGGACCATGGACATCGTCATGGACGCGATCCTCTACGGCCACAAGTGGGCCGTCGACCGCTCCATCACCGCCACCTACGTCAAGGACGTCACCGAAGGCCTGCAGGCCTTCATGCGCGACCTGAAGAACCAGGGCGCGATCATCAACTTCGAGGTCTTCGCCGATCCGGAGCTGAACACCGCCAGCCAACTGGAGCAGGGCAAGGTGTACTGGAACATCCGCTTCACCGATGTGCCGCCTGCCGAGAACCCCAATTTCCGCGTCGAAGTCACCAACCAGTGGCTGACCGAAGTCCTCGATTCCGCCGCTTAAGGAGCGCATCCGCATGGCAATGATTCCCGAAACACTGGCCAACCTGAACCTGTTCGTCGATGGCGTCAGCTTCCAGGGCGACGTGCCCAGCCTGACCCTGCCCAAGCTCACCCTGAAGATGGAAGAGCACCGCCCCGGCGGCATGGACATGCCGGTCGAGATGGACCAGGGCATGGAGAAGCAGGAAGCCGCCTTCACCACCACCGGCGTGCGCCGCGAGTCGCTGAAGTTCTTCGGCCTGGCCGACGGCACCGCCTTCAACGGCACCTTCCGCGGCGCCTTCAAGGGCCTGAAGGGCAAGATCAACCCGGTCATCGTCACCCTGCGCGGTTCGCTGAAAGAGATCGACATGGGTGACTGGAAGTCCGGCGACAAGGCCGAGATCAAGCACAACGTCGCCGTCACCTACTACAAGCTCGAAGTCGATGGCCGCCTGGTCTACGAAATCGACGCCCTGGGCATGAAGCGGGTGATCGACGGCGTCGACCAACTGGCCGCCCAGCGCGCCGCCCTGGGTCTTTAAGGAGAACGCTCGATGGCTCAAGCGAAAAAATTGCCGCAATGGCTGACCGTCGACGCCGAGCGCGTGACTGTGCGCCTGTCGCGCCCCAGCGAGGCCAACGGTGTGCAGGTTGACAGCCTGTCGCTGCGCGCACCGACCGTGCGCGACATCCGCAATGCCCAGGCCGGTGGCGTGGGCGATGACGAGCAGCGCGAACTGAACCTGTTCGCCTCGCTCGCCGAGGTTGGCGTCAAGGACCTCGAGGGCCTGGCCCTGAAGGACTACAGCCGCCTGCAGACTGGCTATTTTCGCCTGGTGCAGGACGACGAGGTTTGACCCTGCCCAGCAGGATAGG